TTATGTTATTATTTACGAGCAATAGCTTTACTATATGCTTCCATTATGTTTGACACTTTAACAGGAGTTTCCTCCGAATCATTTGCCATCACATCTTCTTGTTCAACATTTCCATCTTGCTTTTGTTGATTTGGGAAATAACTTTCCCTAATCGTTTTGACTTTACTTTCAAAATCATCAGCATCTTCTTCATAGGAAACGCCTTCAACGAGTTCCTTCATTTTTTCTGATTGTGTATCTGCGAGATCATCACAGACTTCTTCCAGAATTTTATTTTTTCGGTATTCGTTCAATTCTTCTTTGACTTTAATATTTTCTGATAATTGAGAATTGAATTTCCCTTCAAGTTCCTCTACCTTATCGAATAAACTTTCGACAATATCAATCTTTTCATCGGGTACTTCGATATAATGTTCAGTAAAGAGGTTCTTGAGTCCTGTAATGAATTCCTCTGTAATTTCGCTCTTCAGGGAACTTTCGAGTGCAAGTTCATTATCTTTCATCCATTCTTCGATGACATAATTGAGATAACCATCAACTTTGTCAGTCAACTCTTCACGGAAAACGACAATTTCTTCTTGCAAATTATTTTGATATTCGGTTTCCAGCTCGTCAATCTTTGTGCTTGCTACTTCCATCACTTTTTGATGTACTGCTGCTTCAAAGATTGTTGCGGCTTTTTGCTTGAATTCTCCAGACAGTTCTTCTCCCTGTACTAGAGCATCAATGTCTTCTTTGACATTAATTTCTGGAATCTGAACTTTGATTTTCTTCTTTTTCTTACCAATTGCAACCGAGTCGCCATCTGGTCTTGCAGTTGCTAGATCTTCTCCACCAAGGTCGTCCACAGATGTTTCTGCGATACCCATTAGGTCGCCGAATCTTGCGGAAACTTCCTCTTTTTTCAGTCCGTTGACTTTATCAAAGAGTGCTTTAATCATAGCAGTTTTGGTAGGAGGTACTTTATGTTCCTTTTTTACCTGCTCATCTTCTTCTTCCTCGTCATCATCATCATCGTCATCATCACTTTTACCTTTTTTCTTATCAATTGCTTTTTGCAGTGCTGGCGGCAATTCACCTTCCGTCACTTCGTCTTGCTCTGGAGCTTCAACAAGTTCTTCTTGTTCAGTTTCTTCCAGAACTTCTTCGTTAATATTTTCCATAGACATTGAAACTCCTAATTAGTTTATTATAGTATTTTTGATACTGTTAATATTTATAATATCACAATTTTGACATTAGATTTTTAAACTCATTTATTTTTACTTCCTCAAGTCTCTTGGAAGGAGCTTTACGAATATTATTCCGTGCTCTTTCAATATCTCGTTCTTGTAAAGAGCCGTTATCCCATATCCATTCTTTACCTTCCATAATACCTTCAACGAAAGCATTAGGCGCTGATGGGTCGGCGACAATATCTGCTGCAGTTGCAAGATAGAAATCATCTTGCACAATCTGTGAATTTTTCTTATCTGGTTTTAGAGTTCCCATGCCTCTGGAAGAAACACCTAACCTTGCGCCTTCGTCAATTAAACATTTGACAATTTGTCCATTTGGAGTGCCCAATATTTTTGCACGGCCGACGAAATTCTTACCTTCTTTTCTCAAATTTGTAATCATATGTGAAGCGCGATCAAGATTTACTGTCGGGCCATCTGGATGACCTAATTCACCGAATGCACGTTTGGGTTCCACATACTCTTTGATATATCGGTTGACTTCTTTTTCAAGAATAGGCAAAGGATAAATCCGTCCATTCTTGTTTTTCTGTTCCGATTGCATGAAGATGCCTTCGATGAAGTATTGCTTTGCTTTTCCAGCGCCTTCATCTATCAGTTCATACTCTATTGTTTCTTGTAATTCGCAAATAAGTTTCATTTTTTTATCCTATTTAACGTTTTCAAATGCAAAATCTAGAACTTTTAGAAATGATTTAGTGTCTTTATTCATATTAACTTGCATTTTTTTTCTATTAGAACTATTTAGGGAATCATAAGTTTTGAGTAATATTCTTGCGGCTTCGGGATCAATAGGAACAGTGGTGCCACTTTGGAATTTAATATCAGATTCCTTCTTCTTTTTTATAACAGTTCTCAACTGATCTACTACGTCTTCGTTCAGATAATCATTTGATTTTTTGACTACTTCAACTAATTTATCTTCCAAAGGAGAACCAATGTGTTCCCTGAACTGTTTTAGTGTTTTCATTGATTTGCAACACCAGTAAAGAATGTTGTAGCAGCTTCTGCATACATCTTATCAGAATGGCCTTTTTCAATAAATACTCTTTCCTTTCCATCAATATCAAACGATCCTTTTACGACAGCTGTTCCCAATACAGCTACCAATGATGCATTACCATCTCCTGCATTAGCACCCAATGTTGCACCATTAATTACAATAGTAGGTGCTGATGTATACCCCTGTCCTGCATTTGTCACCGTTGCTGAATCTATTACCCCACTATTAACAGTAATAAGACCAGAAAAACCTGTTCCCCCACCTCCAGTTGCGGTCAAAATTCCTGCGGTATAAGTAGCCCCACCAGCAGAAATAGTAACAGAAGCAACACCAAATGCACCAGTTTCAACTGTTACTGATTTTTCAGAACCAGCAGCAAGGCTATTCCACGCCATTACACAAGTAGAACCACTCACAGTCGTCCCAGCACCAGAACTTGTTGGCGCAGCGGCTTCAGCTGTTATTGGTTTAATTTTCATTGTTCCTCCGTTGTCTCGACTTCTGGTTCTATTTTATCTGCAAACATCGCAGCAGAAATTTCCTGTTTTTTCGTTGCAAGCGAATCAACTACTTTAGCAGACATTATTTGATTAAATGTATCTGCAACCTTCGCTGGTTTGTTTTGCATTGAATAATCAATAATACTCACAGTATTAAGTTCCCCTTGTTCTTCTTGTTCCGCCATTAGAATCTCCAATAATTATCTATTAATATTTATAAAACAAATACATCCAACTCATCCAAACTTTCTTTTCCGTTGCGGCAATAATTCATATAATTGCGGATTAGTATTAGTTTCGACTTGTTGTTCTACATCTTCACTATTCAATTTATTATATTCCTCACCTTGTTCTTCTTTGCTCTCTGCCTCTCCATCATCTTCCCCACCCTCATCTTTTAATTCTTTTGCAATTTGAGTATCCTGGGCTTCGATTTCCTCTTCTGTTTGATGGAGAATATTCAATCTAAACCATTCTTTGGAATAATATTTTCCAATAAAATCCTCTGAATCCCTTGCAACTGTTAATCGTTGAGTCATAATCTCTTGCATTTTCAGTTCAGCATAATAATGATCGGAATTATAATGATAATGTATCTTATCATTAATGCTTTCCCATTCATTTGCAGTCATAATATGCTTGAGTATCAATTGCCGTTCCATAATATCATTGAACAGAAGTGAGAATCTGGTCTGTAATTTTTTGACAAACTTACTGAATAAAAGTTCATCTCTTGTAATTTCACTTTCTCGTCCCAAAGAGAACCCAGTTTCAGCTTCTAATCGTGAAATAGGGACGTGCATTGCTTTATAAAGTTTTTTCTGGAAAAATTCTACATCATCCAATTGACCAAGGTTTTCTCCACCAGGCAGAGTAGTAATTTCTGTGCCTCTTCCGCCTTCTCTTCGTGGCAGCCAATAATCTTCCAACATTGATTGGTGTCTTCGGTCATCACGAACTTCACCAGTATCAGAATCATAAATCAAACGATTCTTATATCGTGTCATAATATCACGAATGTATTGTTCTGCTTTGATTTTTGGCAAATTACCAACATCAATGTAGAATATTCGTCTTTCTGGTGCTCTTGAAATTCGATAGATTACAACTGCATCCTCAACCATACGAAGTTGATTGAGCGGTTTTAGTGCCTTTTGTAAATAAGATGTAACCCCTGTTTTCTTTGCATTCAATAAACCAGACGTTGTATAAACAATGCTATCACCAGAAATTAAAATACCCTGTGTTGAACGACTATCCATCCCCCCTTCATTATAATTGAACATATCTTCAACTTTGATTTTCGCTGTCTTGAAATCAGGAGCTGGGTCTTTTTTAACGTGTTTGATTTTTTTGATTTTTGTGGAATCCAAACTTCGGAGTTCCAGAATACCACGTTTGGGATCATTTTCATCAATCATTGCATGATAATATAATCTTCCCTCTACATACCATCTACGAAAAATATCTGGGCCATAGTTGTTAAAATTCAAAAGATGCAAAGTATGGGCAAATTCATTTCTAATTTTCTTTTTGATTCCGTCCGAAAGGTCTGTATTATCAAGAATTATATCTACTGGTTGTTTGTTCTCTTCGATTACAATTGCTTCATTAACAATATTATCAATTGCAACATCACAATCAGCAGTCATTGCCATTTCGCGATATTTGAAAATTAGGTCTACTTCATTTTTATATTGTCCATCGAAATCAACATAGGAACCATATGCCCCAGCTCCTGATACCATAACCGAACCATCTTCATTTTCTGGTAATGAAAATGCTGGAACATTAGCCTGCGGAACTTCCCGGCTATTTCTTTCTATTTTGAAACCAAATAATTCAAATGCCATAATGTGTGTCCTAATTAATAATTATGTTTATCACTTGGAAATAAATGATGAACTGGTGATTTTTCTGCTCCTTTTCCCCCTTTTGTGCCCGGCATCCATCTATCATATGTCCAAGTAACTGTATATTCTTCTATGTCCTGCGATGCCCAATCCAAAGGTATTGCAGATATTGCAGTGGGAAACGCACCTAAAAAATGATAATGATGTTTATGTACCCCATCTTTACCAAATTGGGTTACCATAATATCCTTTTTCCAATCAGCATTTTCGCTTTCTAGATGATCCACTAATCCAATCCCTGTACTTCTAGTATTTAGTTGGTGGTCTGAGATCAAATTCATCCAATTCTCTATAGCAATCCTAATTCCAAAGTCTTCATCATTTATAATAGTAGTAT